TATCTCTATGTTCTTCTAACTCACTTGATTCTTTTATTGCATCATCAACCGAAAATTGTTTTTCTTCTTGTAAAAATGGTAGTTTTTTAATTACGGTTTTTAATCCATAACCACGAACTCCATCAATGTTATCAGATTTATCTCCGTCAAATATTCTATACATTAATAAATTGTGTGAAGGAATACCATATTCTTCCATTACTTGTTCTGGTTTGTATAGTTTTTTCTTTGTTGGCGACCATACTGAAATTCTGTCATCAACTAATTGAAGAAAGTCTTTGTCTGATGACATTATCGTTACTTTACTATCAGTTAAAACTTGTTTGGATGCGTATGCAATAATATCATCTGCTTCCACATTGTCTATTGATAGTAAAGTAATCGGTAAATGTTCTAAGTAATCAATTGTTCTTCTGATTTGTCGTATCATATTTTCGCGTTCGTGTTCAATATTATCAAACCCATACGCTCTGTTTAACCGAATATTAGTTTTTCTTTTGGCTTTATATTCTGGATATAATTTACGACGGCGACTTGACCCACCCTTTCCATCAAAAACTATGATGCAACGAGTAGGTCTAAACATATTGATTGTGTAACCTATTGATTTCAGAAAACCAACTATTCCACCAATGTGTGTCCCATCATCATTAGTAGTTGGTATAACACTAAACACTCTAATGAAAGTATTTAGGCCATCTATTATCAACACATTTTCATTTGGATTATCTCCAAGTTCCGAGCCGCCTTGTTCTTTAATTTCATTAAGAATCGATAAATACTTAGATTTATTCATCTCCAATGACTTCTCCTGTATATTCTATATCATCAATACCTACTTTGCCTTTTTGGTATTCTAAAATACATTTTTCACAAATTTGTTTGTAAAGATGATTACGAAGTCCGTCATTAGTTTCCATTAACTCTTTGAAGTCTTTTGATTGGAATTTATATTCTTTTTTGCGGTATTCTAATGTATACCAAGAACCACCTGATTTAACAAGTTTGTGTTCTTTCATTACATTTAACCAACCACCATAATTATCAATTCCGGAATCAAAATACATATCGTAGTCTGCGTGTCTCAAAGGTGGGCCTAATCTGTTTTTAATGATTTGAGCTCTACACTTCATACCTAAGATATTCTTTTTCTTACTATCTTTGATTTGACCCATATTTTTTAATCTAACACGGGTTGAAGCGTGAAATGGTAATGCTTTACCACCACTCGTAGTCCACGGGTCTCCAAACATCACACCTAATTTTTGTCTTAATTGATTTGTAAAGACAAGTGCTACTCTTTGACGACCAATCATTTGAGTTATCTTACGAAGTGCTTTTGAGATAACGATTGCTTTTGTAGTCGCATATCCGTCTTTTTCAAAGTCTGCTTCTATTTCAACTTTTGTTGATGTAGCCGCTAGTGAGTCCACCAAGATAGTTACTAATCTATCTTTGTCTGATTCACGAACTTTGGTAATGATATCTTCAATGGCTTCAAATATATCTTCAACACACTCGAAGTGCAGATATAACAATTTACTAACATCAACACCAATAGCTTCTAAGAAATCTCTACTGACTGATGTTTCTGTATCCATATAAACTGCGATACCACCTTTCTTTTGAGTTTCTGCTAAGATGTGAGATGCAAGTAGTGATTTACCACTTGATTCTAATCCGTTGATTTCTGTAATTCTACCAACAGCAATACCTCCGTCTTCACGATTAGAGATTGCTAAATCTAACATTGAAGACCCTGTTGAAATAAAGTCTTTAATGTCTGTTGGTGTATCATCACTTCCGTCAAGGAAATACGCTACTTTGTTGTCTTTGAACTTTTTGTTCAAGTTATCGGCTATGACATTAGCCAAATCGTCTTTTACTGACATTTTCTACTCCTTAATTGTTGAATAAATCGTCGAATTGTTGACTAGCATCTTGAACTTTTGAAGCTGATTCTTTTTTAGCTTTGTCTTCTGCTAGTTTTTGGTCAAATTCATTTACTGGTTTTTTTGGTTCTTCTGTTGAAGTTTCTGTTGTTTCTTCATCAGGATTTAACCACTCGTTCAAGACATTTGTCAAATCTTCATATGACAACTCTTGATAAATTTCAGTAATTTCTTTTTGAGTATCTTTAATTCGTTCCAATATATTAGAGTCCTCAGTTATCGGTGTTTGATTAGGTTTAACTCTGATTGAAGTTGAAGGAAATGATGCTCCTGTTTCTTCAGCAGTTTTAAACTCTAATGTAATATCACGACCATTTTTCGGGTCTGTAATGTCTCCGTAATCTGGGTCAGCAATGATTGAAAGAAGTTCTTGATAAACTGTCTTTCCAAATCCCCAAAACTTAACTCCTTCAGATTCTTCACCACGAACAATAACAGGTGCAAAAGTTCTCATCTTGGCTTCTAATTTTCTACCAAGATTATAGTCATCTTTACTACCGGTTGTTTTTAGTCTTTGTGAAAATTCTTCAATCGGGTCTGGTCTACCGAAACTGATTGGTGAAAGATAGTTCTTACCACCTAAATTATAGTGAAAAAATAATTCTATAAATGGTGTATCTGGATTGAATTTGTAAGGTACTACTCTAACTTGTTGTTTTCCTGGTTGCGGTTTCCAAAGATTTGAAGTTCTCGTGTTGGTTGATTGTAACTGGTTTAACCTTTTTTTGATTGCGTTAATATCCATTTTGTGTCTCCTATTAAGTAATTGTTAATTGTTTAATTGTTAATTCAGTAATAAATATAAAGAAGTTTTGGAAAATACCAAGCTATTTTACCAATCTTTAACATTTATTATTTTGAATATTTTTGTAGGGATAATATTCAACCCTTCTTCATTTGTCAATAGTAAATTGTTTTGATAGTTTTCCCACGGGATTGGAAATGACTTATCCAATACTCCGTTGTTTAAACTTCTAATTGTTTCGTTTAATGCATTAATCGTGTATAATGTGTTGGATTGTTTTTTTCTATGTAGAGAGATAGTTCCGGATATGGCTTCATCTCCGTCATAATAATCTTCAACCATTTCTATATTGTAAGTGCAAATTAATTGTCCTGCATCGTCTTCGTTTTGAAATACATAAATTTTATCAAATAAAATAGTATAAGAATCTATAATGGAATCAACAACAAGATTTAACTTACTATGTGTTGTAAAGGTGCATAATAATTGAGTTTTCATTTTTCAGTTTTTCCTTGTAAACATTCTATCATATCTTTACCAAGATGTGCTAATACACCTTTTGCATTACCTTTTGTTCTATAAGATTCTGTTCCAATCTCATTTTCTTTTTCATCATCTTTACCAGAAAAACTAATAGACTCTTTGTCTGGTGAAATTCTTAATTTTTTTCTTAGGTGTTCTTTTAAAGCTTCTTTTTCTTCTTTGGTTTCAGTATCCCCATCAAATCCTGATAATTCTTTCAAACACTCTCTAAAATGTTTTGGTTCTACAACCGTACCATCAATATTAATTGATTGAATACCCTCTAAATCACCATCAATGTATCTGTTAAAGTGTATTTCTTCCATAAAAGAATTAATATATGATTGTTGATTAGGGCCGTTATCTCCGTCTGGGTTTGATGGAAAAGAGTTCGGGTCTAAATCAGTATCTCCTTTTTGTAAATCAGATACTAATTGTTCGTGAGCTACCTCCATAGAATTTTTTCTTTTTCTACTCGTATCAACGATATCATCTAATTCACCAGACAAAGCTTCATTTACTATATCTGTTCCAATATCAAGATGTTCGGCTATTTGTCCGACTGACATTGGGCCTCCATATTTTTTCAAACCCTCTTTATTTAATTTTCTTATTCTTGATACTAAATCTGATACTTTTAGTATTAATTTTTTAACATTTTGTGGAGCTTTACCACTTTTACATAAATCAATAACTGCTTTAGTTATTTGTTCTGGTGTTGCGTTAAGTGGGTCTATTCCCATTTTTTCTAATTGTTTTGTTACCGAAGATTCTTTTTTTGCTTCATCAATATAATTTTTATCTCTTGGGTCTACAAACCCTAAAAGTTTTGATATTGGTTTTGTTGTTCCCTCTGGTAATTTTTTTGTATCATCTTCTACAACTTGTTCTGCGTTATCAACTGTGTTAGATGCTTTTTTAACAGCTTCATTAGTTGTTTTATTGACTTTTTCTTTTGTTTCATTATCTAAATTCATATCATCAACAAATTTTGTAATTAGTTCACCTTTTTTAGATACTGATGTGTTATTATGTGGAGCTTTCCAACCTTTTTTGTTGGAAGTGTGTTTAAAACCAATAGTTCCGTCTGTTGTTTCATATAAAACTCCTGTATCTGTGTCCTCTAAATCTTTCACATAATCTAATTGTTTTTGATAGTGGTCTATTTCTTCAGGAGTTGTTGCTTCTTCTAATTTCTTCTCTAGTGTAGAAATAACTATTTGTTTTTGATTATAATCCATTACACCCGATATTGGATATGGGTTGTTTTGTGGTTCTTTAAATTTAAATTTTGGTTCATTTTTTAAATAATCATATTCATTTTTACCAGTTTTATAACCAACTCTCAACCAACTCTTAACATATTTTTCTGGGTCTACACCAGATAGTTGAGCTTTTCTTTTTAACTCTTTACCTATTGGTGTGTCTTTTATTTTTTCATATTCGTTGTCTACAAACTCATCTTCAGTTAAGTCTGGATTTTTACTAATTTGTTCAAAAGACTCCCCACCAGCTTTTTCACCAAGAGTAGAACCTGGTGTTCCTTGTGGTAAATCTTTCATTTCATTTATTTCGTTTCTTCTTTTTTGCATTAGTTGTAAAACTATATCATCTGAATCAGATTGTTTTATTAACCTATCATCATTTTTATTTCTTTCTTCTCGTCTTTTTTTCTTTTGTGCTGATGTTTCTTTTTTTGGTTTTTCAATATCTTTTTTAAATAAATCTTGTCCCTTAACTTTTTCAGGTTTTTTAATGGTTTTTTTATCTAAAGGTTCTGCTGTTCCAGCTTTTATAGCCTTATCCATTGCGTCTTTACTACCATAAGTAATTGTTCTACCGGTTTCTTTTGATTTAGCTTGAAATTTTTCATCTTCTGTTAAATTACTCATAACTTCCAAAATAACTTTTGTTGGTAGTTTCATATCTTTTAAAACTTCACTCAACACAATCATATGTTTTGGATTGTTTAAATTAATCATTCCGTCATCTAAACGAAAAGACCATTCTACTAATATTTTTTTAATTAAGTCGTTCATTAATAACCTACTCCAATTGAACCGGCTTGTGAGCTTAAATCGTTCATATGTGATTTATTATAATATTCCATATATTCTTTGTTAAATTCTTTACTATAACGAACTTTTTTAACCGGTAAATTACCACCTAATGCAACAAAGATAGTTAATTTGTCATCTCCGTCCAATACAAACAATCTACCTTTTTTATCTTCAACCACAACTGGTGGTGTAAACTTTTTTGGTGGAACTGATTTTATTCCGTCATAAATTTCTTTGTAATTAAATCTTTCTTGTCCGATTAAATTTGCAATATCTTTACCACTTTTTTTAATAGAAGGTATTTTTGAATTGTTTAATCTTGCTAATTCTTTTTCAGAAAGATATTCTAATTGGTCAATCTTTTGTAATTTTGTCAACACATCATCTTTATCTTTTGCGAACTCAGGCATCACTTCTTTAAATTTATTGTTGTTTAAATATTCATCAGTAATGTGATTCATTTCAACCTTTGTAAAAGGACGAATATGACGATACTTAACCATTTCCATTAATCTAATCATTAAACTTCTCTGTTATGTCTTGTATATTATGATAACTTTTACCCCAAGCAACTTTTACCGGATAAGTATTGTTTTGTTCAATCGTTTGTTTGATTTGTTTTAAAAAGTCCATTCCGTCATCTTTGTGAAAATCAAACAAAAATGAATCATAACTATACAACACAATTTTTGTTTTTTTACCTTCTAATACTGGAAGTAAATCATCTAACATTCTCATATTGTTTTCTGTTTCTAATAATTGAATACAATAATTAAACAATTTACTTTTATTAGTAAACCTAATATTTTTACCAATCTTTCTATTATAAATATCAGAAACTACAAAATTATTTCTTTTATACTCCTGCCATTTTTTATCAATATATTGTTGAACTTTTGAGAAAAATGGTATTTCTTTTGCTATTTTGTAAGGTATTTCTCCATACAAATATTTAAACGAAAGTGATTTAGATTTTTGATAATCCACCCCATATTGTTTTGCTAAATATTCGTGAACTGAACCCTCTGGAAAATCATATCCAACGATTTGTGCTATTAATCGTAAGTGATATGCATCATAATCCATTTCAATCATACAACCCTCATCACCATAACGACTAATGTATTTTTCTCTTGTTGAGTCTTTTTTGTTTAGTGCCGCGAAGTTAATTCCACCAAAACGATTACTTGGTCTACCGGTTGAAGTATAGATATTATATTCTGAATATTGATATTCGTTATCGGTTGTGAATAATCCGTTGTGTTCTATTTTGGTTAAATTATCGATAACATTTTGGTTATATTTTTGATTATTTTTATCATAATAATACAAATCTCTCATTTTATTTACCAATTTTCTATTGTGTTCTAAGTGTTTCATAATTGGTATGTATCTGTTGATATTTTTTAATTTAGAGAAATTTATGTTGAAAAAATCGTGTGAATTCGTCGTTAAATTATCAATGTAAAGTGGATTACCAGCCTCCAAATAAAAGGTCAAATTGGTATCATTTAGTGAGTTTAACGATAGGATATGATTGAAGGATTTCCTATTATAAATATACTTATTTTCTTTGTTAATGTCAAGAGCTTTTTCAACAAATTTTACATTTAAATCGTTATCTTTTCGTTGTTCTGAGTGGTTCAACACGATAATATTTTCTTGATTTGTTGATAACCATTTTACATACAACAACGATAATTCATTTTGTATTGGATGCAGATTTTTATCACATAGTGTTGGTATCAATACCATTTCACTATTGATGTGCTCATTTATAATTTGTTGTAGTTGCTTTTTATTCTGAACTATCATATAACCTTTATTTAGTAATAAATATAATCAAAGTTTTCTAAAATACAAACTTTTTAATAACCACCTCCACC